CTGTATATGGTAAGTCTTCTGATATGCAGAACTGGATCTATGACAGACAACTTACTATGTTCACTACTCTTACTGGAGAGCTTAGCTTGCTTATGCTTATTGAAGCGTATGAACTAGCAGGTATACATGTAATATCAGCTAATACAGATGGTGTAACTATTAGAATAGAAAAGACACATCTTGATGAGATGCATGAGATTAATGCATGGTGGTGTGAGCTAACTCAGTATGAGCTTGAGCGTACAGATTACAGTAAGATTATATTCTCAACAGTTAATGATTATCTAGCAGTTAAGACCAATGGAGAAGTTAAGAAGAAAGGTGATTTCCTTACAGATTTTGAATTACATAAAAACAAATCTGCTAGAGTGGTGCCTCTTGCTCTTGAGCGCTATTATTGCGATGGTATTCCTGTTGCTGATAGCATCAGTAATCATAGTAACATCTTTGATTTTTGTCTCAGACAGAAGGCTAGCAGAGACTTTCATTATGAAGGTAAGTTCAATGGCAAGACTACTATCTATAATAAACTAATTAGATATTATGTATCTAACACTGGTGAGAAACTATTAAAGATAAAGAACCCAGAATGTCTATCCAACGCTGCACCAATATCACAAGTGGAAGCAGGCGAGTGGGTAATGACAGTGTGTAATAAGCTATCTAAAGATCATCCTCTAGATAATATTAATCATTCTTATTACATAGAGAAAGCAGAAAGAATTATTAACAAGATTGATTACAATGGTAAGAAAAGACCTGTAATTATTCCAAACCAACTAAATTTATTTTAATGGCAGGAACAGACAAACAAAGAGAAGAGATTAACAGAAAGTTAGTCACTATGCAAATGGAAATGATAGGGTTAACCTATCAGGACGCAATGGACACACCAGAATTCTGGAGAGTGTATACATTGACAACAGAACAAACATTAGAATGGCGTAAGGCTGCTCTTCCACTTATCAAGAAAACTTTTAAGTGTAATAAGACAAGAGCACAGTCAACAATGAGTTGGTTCGAGCTTAATTTAGGATTGCGTGAGTATAATCCAGAAGAGGTTGATACAACACACATCCACACAACAATACCACCTGAAGCACATATACTTAAAGATCAACAGCCTACATTTTTACAAAAGGTTAAGAAGTTCTTTAGAGGATATTATGATTAACACTAAGTGTTAGTTAAAATTATATGCAAAAGGGTATAAAAGTGCAATATTTTACACTTTTATATGCGAAAGGGTATAGTTTATATTAGTAATATAAACTATTGTGCAATATAATGCACATTAATTCGACTATTTGTCGAATTGTGTAACATAATTTGACAAGTTTTGTTACAAAAATAGGCGCAATTCGAAAATAATAAGCGCATTGGTAGTATTACTACCAATTTTAGGAATTATTTAAACTAGCCTCAGAGAAATCTGGGGCTTTTCTATTACTGAATTTGTCACAGTTTTACTACTGACTTTGGCATATTGTAAACAATTTTGTTTACATATTATAATTTTCACACAACACTGTTTTATAATTTTTACACATTTTAAATCACAAAAAACATGGGAGCAGAAGCTTTTATCACAAGACAAAGAGGAATGAATGCTAGCGAAGCATACACACTCGCTGTAGAAGCAGCAGAATCAGAATTTGGCAGAGATGCCTACAATGGTACAATCAGTACAACAACTAGTTTTAAAGATGTCACTGCTGAATTTCGTAAGAGTAAGAAAGAAAGACATCAGTTTATTGATGATATGTTAGAGAATGCAGGTAAGCGTGAATGTTATGTTATTGAAGAAGAATCACCTGTAAAGAACAACAACAAGATTAAATCTGTTGTTGATCACACTGTTGTTAAAGGCACCAGTAAGTGGGAGCTTCGTTACAATGTGTACACAGGATGGGAAGACAAACAGTTGAAGTCTTTCAAGACTAAAACTGATGCTGTTAAATATGCTCGTGAGTATACAGAGAACAAACAAACCACTACTTTTGTACGCATGGAGAAGATTCTTACTAATCAAGATGCTAATGTAGCTTGTATTAAATACAAGAGATCTACACAAGAGAGAGAAGGGACGTATATATTCTTTGGCTACGCTGCTTGTTAATATGGAAAATGAATTATATAGAGCTATAGAAGCTGCAATTATACGTTGGAGTTTTAATGGTAATGAAACAGCAGGTTCTTTAACTAGAGAGATTATGTTATTAATTAAACAACAAAGCAATGGCTGATATAGCAATGTGTAGGGACATGGAATGTCCTGTGAAATTTAAGTGCTACAGGCACACAGCACCATGGAATCAGTTTAGACAATCTGTCTTTGCTGAATCACCTCGTAAGGGGGATAAATGTGAAAGTTATTGGGATAATGAAGGACGTACCTTGGACCCAAAGTTTAGAGAGTATGAAAATTATAATGATAAATCATGATACATATCGAGGATTATGAGATGGAAAATCTCAAGGATTTAGTATATTTGCAAGAGGAGAAGGAGCTATTTTATCGCTCACTAAATGACCCAGGTATCGCTCAAATTGAAGCTTTTATGAGCGATAAAGTCTATTTATGTGATCTAGAATCTCTACAAGAGAGGGCTAAGATTAATGTATGCATTCCTCAAAGTTTAATTGCTAAAATAGATCATAGAATAATTAGAAATTATGAATGTAAAATTGACGCTCTATCATTTTAAAGAGTTACTCAAGAATGGTTTTAGTTTAGACATGGTCTTTCTCCTCAAACTAGTGGAGGAAGGCCATGATTTAAAAGATGCATGTAATGGAGATCCTAAACTGGAGATCCTTGCTCAAGGTATTTATCGCAAAGGATTAATATCAGGAGAGAATAAAATCACACTAACAGGTAAGAATGTTCTTAAGTTTCTTAAAGAGGAAGCTCCTAAGGATAAGATCATTAAGAAGAAGCCTGCCACTGAAGATTTTCAAAGATGGTGGAAAGCATTTCCAGGCACTGATACATTCAAGCATAAAGATAAAAGCTTTGCAGGCTCTAGATCTTTACGTAGAGATGTAGAGAACTGTAGACTTAAGTTCAATGCAATTTTGTCAGAGGGAGAGTACACTGCAGATGATTTAATCGCTGCTGTTGAGTTTGATGTTCTTCAGAAGAAAGAGAACTCATACAAATCAGGAGAGAATAAACTTAAATACATGCAGAACAGTTTGACATATTTGACACAAAGAAGCTTTGAACCATTCATCGAGCTTGTAAAGCAGGGAATCACAATCGAAGAAAAACCCAAACCAGTAGGAACAACAGATATATGATATTTCAAGATTTAGCCAAGGCAGTACAAGATGGTATTGATGGTAAGAACAGTGGTATACCTATGGGCTTTGATAGACTTAACAGATACATTGGTATCAGGAAGTCTATATACACTCTTGTAGGTGGTCTAACAGGTTCTGGTAAGACATCTTTTATAGATGATGCATATGTCCTTAATCCATTTGATTGGTATATATCTAAGTATGGTCAGAACTCTGACATCAAGCTAAAGATTATATATAGGTCCATGGAGCGTAGTAAGACATACAAGATGGCTAAATGGGTAGCTAGAAAGATATTCTTAGATACTGGTATAATTATTCCTGTTAGTAAACTATTGGGTTGGCAGAAGGAGAAGATGACGCATGATGAGCATGATTTGTTTCTAGGACAGAGAGACTATATTGGCAGCATGTCAGATATCATTACAATCATTGATGGTCCAGACAATCCAATAGGTGTTGCTAAACAGCTAAGAGATCATGCTGAAGCTAATGGTAGAATAGAAGAAGTTGATAAATACAACAGAGTTTATATTCCAAATGATGAGAATACAGTGACACTAATTGTTATTGATCACATTGGTCTACTAAAAGTTACCAAGGATTATAATACAAAGAAGGCAGCTATCGATAAGATGTCTGAAGAGCTGAGATATGCTCGTGACATGTATGGATATTCACCAATAGTTGTAAGTCAGTTCAATCGTGACATTGCTAATCCTATGAGAATTAAGAATGGTGATGTAGAACCACAGCTAGAAGACTTCAAGGATAGCTCATCAACACAAGATGATGCTGATGTTGTACTAGCACTGTTTGATCCTATGCGTTATAAAGTTACAGACCCTAGTGGTTATGACTTAGATAGGCTTAAAGATGAATTTGGTGGTAAGTATTATCGTT